GTGAACGACTTGATTAACAATTATTAATATGTATAAGAGAATACTGTTATTAATAATTTTACTAATATTGACAGACTGTTCTCCTAAATATGGAGTAGTACAAAAACATAGAATGCAAATAACTAAAAAACATAGATATGAGTACTATCCAAATAATTAAGAAAACAGATTTTTATTTAGTTATCCTTGTATTTTATATGTTGTTTAGATTATGGTGGGAATCATATATAAGATTTGAAGATTTTGAATATTGGGATACAGATATACAACTAGCAGGAGGATTATTAGTATGCATAACAGTATGGAAAACTTATAGAATGTTACTTTTAAAATTAAGGATTAATTTATGATTCATTTTACACCTACTGAATTACAAACAGGAGAACCAAGAATAGACGCTATGACAACCGCAGGACTCGCTTTAGGATTTGCAATCACCTCTATGTGGATACCACATTTAGAGGTATTAACCATTGTTTGGAAAAACATCTTCCAAAATTTAGCTATAGGTTTTTCTATTATCGCATCTATTTTATCTATAAATAAGAGTTTAGAAATTAGTAAAAGAATAGCAAAATGGTTCACATCATTCAAAAAGTAAACTGGGTAGTAACTACTTGGACATTAGCAGGTGTTTGTTTTTTACTTTCTGTCTTAATAGATTTAGAAGAAAAAAAACAACAAAAATTAAAATATGAATACTTACAAGAGGAATTTATTATAACTCGAAGTAAGTATTTTAATCTACTAGATAGTAACCGTAGTTTAACTAGAAAATACTCAAGATTAAAAACTAAAACACAAACTCAATATATTATTCAAGATCAAAAGAATCAAGATAATTTAGTGATACAATATTAATATGAAAACAAGAAAAGATTTATTTATTATATTAGGTTTTGCTTTTTTGATTGTAGTAATCTTATTATTTGGATATGCTTTATTTTATCAAACAGAAAAAGTAGATTATCATAAGAAAGAAATTAAAAAATTTCAAATAGAAAATTCAATTTTACTTGAAGGATACAAAAAATCAACTATTAGAGAACAAGAAAGAATTAGAGAAAGAGAAAAAATAAAACAAGTTATAGATTCATTAACACTAGTAACAGAAACATTAGATGAAAAAGAACATGAAGTTAAAGTTTATTTTTATAGGACTCTTAAGCCTGATAGCGTTGCAGTCAAGAGCTCAGACTACTACGAAAGACATAAAAACGATTGATGTTAACGGTACACCTACAATACAGATACCTGCCTACAAACAACACATCATTTTAAGGGATGCTTACTTATCAGAAATCTATAGATTAAAAGATAAGATAAGTACAATTAAGGTTGGTGAGATGAATAAATTATTAGAATCTGTAAAACAAACTACAAAAGCTTTAGAATATGCTAACGATACTTTATTACAAGTAATCGCAAATGACTCAGCTATAGTAAAAGCTAAAGATCAAATTATAGCAGATCAAAAGAAAAAAATTAGAAAACAAAAGATTAAGTTCATAGGTAGTTGGAGCTTAGCAGTTCTAGGTGTTGTAACTTATATCCTAATAACCCACTTATAATGAAAAAATCTATACATAACAAATTAGCGACTATTTTAGGTTTATTAACCGCTATAGCAAATGCTTGGGCTACAATTGATTGGGCTGATTTCAACATAAAAAAAGAATGGCCTAAATTAGCTATCTCAGCTATGATTGCTTTAGGTGGATATTTTACCTCATTAAATTCATTTAAAAAACAAGAATAATGAACATACCTATCTATCCTGGCTCTTCTTCATTTTATCCTGGTAATACACCTTTTGGATTTTACGATTACGACTATCAATTTCAAATTGATGCGGATAAAGTTGTTACATTTGTTGCAAGAAGATTAGGATATCCAATCATGGATGTTGAATTGCAAGATTTAAACTTTTATGCTGCTTTTGAAGAAGCAATCACTACATATGGAAATGAATTATATGCTTTTCAAGTAAGAGATAACTTAATTAATGTTATAGGAGCTTCTACCTCATCAAATATGAATCACGCTATCACAACTCCTTCAATGGCAGGTGTGATTAGAATATCTCAACAATATGCCACAGAAGCAGGAGCAGGAGGAAATTTAAATTGGTATAGTGGTTCATTTACTACAACAGCAGGAGTTCAAGATTATGATTTTAATCTATGGGCTGTAGAAAATAATGTAACTGGCGGAATGGAAATTAAAAGAATATTTTTTCAACCACCACCAGCAGTTAACCAAGTATATAACCTAAGTATATTCTCAGGATTAGGAGGAGTACCAGCAGTTGGAGCTTACGGTTTATTTGGTTCAACAGGATTCTTAATGTATCCTACATCTCTACTACTCCAATCAGCACAAGCAGTAGAAATGCAAAATGAGATAGCTTTAAATAACTATTCATTTGAATTAATAAATAACAGATTAAGAATATTTCCTATTCCCCCATATGATGGAGGACATATTTGGTTCCAATATATTAGTTTAGAGGAAAGAAATAACAGTGTGATAGCACAAGCTGGAGGAAGTGTAACAAATCCTTCAAATGTTAATTTTACTAATCCAAACTATACTCAAATCAATTCAATAGGAAGACAATGGATATTTGAATATACTTTAGCATTATGTAAAGAAATATTAGGATATGTTCGTGGAAAATATACTCAAGTTCCTATCCCAAATAGAGAAATTACTTTAAATCAGTCTGATCTAATCACAGCAGCAACAGCAGAAAAAATAGCATTGATTGAAAGATTAAGAGGATATTTAGATGAAACATCTCGTCAAGCATTATTAGCAAGAAAACAAGCAGAAAGTGACTCAGCAATGAGTGAATTAGGAAAATCACCAATGACAATCTTTATAGGATAATGGCATTATTTGGATCAAGTAGAGACGCCTCATTCTTAAGAGGAATGAATAGAGAAGTGATGGGTAACATCATCTCTCAGGAATGTGCTTTTTACAAATACAAAATAGCAGAAACTAAAGTTAATATGTATGGTGAATCATCTACAGGAAGAATGTTCGATGGTCCTATCATATTAAATGCTCTTATAACACCTAGTGACAATACAAGTCCTACAAGTGATTTAGGAGTTGATTTTGATTGGCCTGCTAATTTTGCTTTCTTAAGAGATGATCTAGTAAGTGCAGGAGTACATCCTGAAGTAGGTGATGTAATCTTATTCCAAGAAAGTTATTGGGAGGTAGATAACACAAATATGATCCAATATTGGGCTGGAAAAGATCCTGACTACCCATATCCTGGAAATCCATTAAATCCTAATTTACAAGATTGGGGATATAATGTATCTATTACTTGCGAATGTCATTATGTACCTGCTGATAGGTTAAACATCATAAAAACTAGATTATAATGTCTATAAAAGGAAGAAAACCAATACCTAAAACACAAAGAGAAATTTTTATTTCTCAACAAACCTCTCTTAATCAGAGCGGGCCAGGTTTTTCTCCTATAGAAAATCCTAATCTAGCAAATAACCCAGGAAGAGCAGGACAAATATCTTTTAAAGGAGATACTACAAAACCATTTTCAATTGGTATTCAAGATATTGATGAGGCAGTATTTTACTACTTTCAAAATGTTATCAAGCCTTATGTAATACAAAACGGACAAAGAATAGAAGTTCCTATTATATATGGTTCACCTGAAAAATGGGTATCGTTTCAAAAGGATGGATATTACAGAGATTCTCAAGGTAGAATAATGATGCCTCTTATAATGTTTAAGAGAGATAGTGTTGAAAAAGTGAGAACAGTATCTAATAAATTAGATGCAAACAATCCTCATAACCTAGCAGTTTGGAAAAAGAAATATTCTTCTAGAAACGCATACAGTAATTTTGATGTATTAAATAACGTAGTACCTGAGCAAACAGCTTATGCTATTGTAGTACCAGATTATCTTACATTAACATATACATGCGCTGTCAATACTTACTATATAGATCAATTAAATAAAATTGTTGAAGCAATTGAATATGCTTCTGATTCATATTGGGGTGATCCTTCTCGTTTCCAGTTTAGAGCAATGATTGATTCATTTACTATGAAAACAGAATTAGTAGATAAAGGAGAAAGAACAGTAAGTAGTACATTTAATATTAAAATACACGGATATATTATACCTGATATTCCACAAAAAGATCTAACAGCTCTAAAGAAACTACCAGGTATCAATAAAGTAGCGGTATATGAACAGCCTGTTGATGGTGGAGGAACAACTTATATAACTCCAACTATAGGAGTTTTAGTAAATGGATATTGGAATGATCAAGGAATTTGGAACGATAATGGATATTGGGAAGATACTAGTAATTTTTAACTAAACAATATTTATAATAAAATATACTAATGCCGATAAATCAATTAAATAATGGAGATTCAGGTCTAATAGCTAGAACTATTATAAATGAATTAGTTGCTTCTGTACAAGGAGGTAGCATAACAGGTTCTTTCACAGGAAGCTTTGTAGGTGATGGTAGTGGATTAACAAATGTACCCGCTCCATTCTTATTAAATCAAACAGATAATATTAGTACTGTTAAAAATTATGAAAATATTATCAATCATGGAGATTTATTAATACCATTAAACTGTACCTTTATTATAGAAGAAAACGCCCAATACCTTATATTAGGTGAATTAATCAATAATGGAAATATTATAGTTAGTGGAAGTTTAATAGCCAATCAAGGAATAACAGGACCGGGTTCTATAGAAGGCCCAGGTACTATTTTAAATAATAACACAATAGTAACATTTGATAAAGCAAATCAACCATATGGATTTCCTCAATTAGATGGTGATGGTAATTTAACCTTAACAGGTTCATTTGCAACCACAGGTCCAAATTCATTTGATGGGAACCAAACAATAACAGGATCAATAGATATGACAGGTAATATTACCTTTACAGAACCTGGTACTTTTATATCACAAACTAGTACCTCAAGTTCAATATATATCTCAGCTTTAAATGGTAGTCTATTACAATTAAATCGTGATGGTGGTGAAGGTGATATTATCATGTTAAATGGAGGAAATAAAGTTGTTATAAATGGTAACATGATAACAACAGGATCAGTAGACATAACAGGTTCATTAACATTAAATAATGTAACTGGAGATTTAAGACCATATAAAGTATACACAGCTTTAGTTTCACAAACAGGAACTAGTCACACGACAGCTATAACATTTGGTGCTTTAACAGTAGGAACAACTTACCAAATTACAAGTTACCAAGCAGGAGATGATTTTACAAATGTAGGAGCTCCAAATAATAATACAGGAACTTATTTTGTTGCAACAGGTGGAGATTATGGTACACCAGTTTATCCAAATGTTTGGACTAATAGTAGTGAGTTAACCTCAGATAACGGAGCACCAACAGTAGATGTATTAGAAAATACTATTGGAAATATTTGGTTTACTTATGCAGATGTAGGGACATATTATATTTATTCAGATGGTGTATTTATTCTTAATAAAACATTTTGCCATGCAGTGGCTATAACTGAAGTTGATGCTACTAATTTTAGAGTATTTTCAGTTGTACCAGCAAATGTTCCTATTAATCTTAGTTTATCTAGTACTCTTCCATTATCTGAGTTAGCAGCTAATAATTTATTAAGTTACACTCCAATTGAAATAAGAGTTTACAATTAAAATTATATATTTATAATAAACAAATAAACAAAAATGCCAACATACATCGAACTTCAAAACA